CGATCGACTGGTGCAGCTGGTGGAGCCTGAGATGGCGCATAGGTATGGCCAGGCACTGGGAGCGCTGAACGATGCGCTGAATGCATGTGATGCAGCCCGGGCAAGGCACTGCGCTGATGATTGTATCAGGGGCATGATCAAGATGGATGAGATGGCAACGTCTGTCGGGGCAGTCGGCGCTGACGCGAGCTATTGGGAGTTTGAAGTGGACGGCGTGCGCGCAGCGATCTTGCTCGACCAGGATGCGTGGCCAAAGGTATCAGCTGATCGGCCTGACCTTGAGCTCATCACACTGCACGAAGTCGGCGTGTATTACGCTCACTGGCGCAAGAGCAAGCTGGGTGAAGCGACAGGTGCGGTGAAGGCTGCATTCCCTTCGGCTCAAGTGACTAGTCTGGACCTTCCAGAGCGTGACCCAGCTGATGATCCGATCCCGTTTGGCTAGGACCAGGGATTTGCACATTGGCGCAATATCGCGCGCGTATACGCGAGACGGGCTGCATATAGCACCAAACGTAACTGTGTATGCTGTATAGTTCCAATGATATCAGTGGGTTACGGGGTATGGTTTCAAAAGGGTTTCAAAAGCGGCCGATTTCCAGGCGGTTTCGGAATTTTACCCCCCCCCAGGGGGGGTGCTTGGCTGAAAAGCTGGGCAGGTAATCACGCACAGAATTTTCGCCAAACAATGCGCTGAAAAAAATTTTTGCGTAAATTGAAAAAAAAGGATCACTTATGGCAGGAAAGAAAAAACATCGCACCCTTATGGCTATTATCGAGGACACCGGCGGCGTCGAAAAAATTTTTGAGGAAATTTCAAACGGTCGCACCATTGCCTCGATTGCCCGTGAATTCCAGGTATCGCGAAACATGCTTTCCGGCATACTCAACAAATCGGAATATCGGACCCAGCTGCGTGAGGCGCAACGCCAGGGCGCGCAACAGCTAGCAGACGCCGCCCTAGAGATCGCTGACAACGTGCCGGAAGAGACTGCCGCGATATCCAAGGCGCGCGAGCGGATAGCCGTTAGAAAATGGATAGCTTCCGCAATGGATCCTGATCGCTGGAATACGACCAGGGCCAATCAACAGGTTCAGGTGAACATTCACGCGCAGCACTTGGATGCGCTCAGAAAAGTGCAGAGCGAGGTGATCGACCATGAAGGCGACTGAGGTGATGGATTATTTGCGCTGGGCTGATGACTTTGCCCTGGTATGCCGCAAGGACGATCGTTTGGTCACGCTGAGCGATATTGGTGAGCGGGGCATGTATCACATGCTGATCCTGGCGGCTGATTGCTTGTCTCAGGAGATTGAAGAGGATTTTGATGAGTTGCTAGAGGCGATGCATGAGGCTGGCGAGGCTACGTTTCACTGATGCCGGAAATTAATGCATTTGAGGATTTTGTGCGGCGCTACCGCAATCGTCCTGTCTTGTTCGTTCAGGAAGTTTTGAATTGCGAGCCTGATCCCTGGCAGAAGGAATTGATGAATGCGATTGCCAGCGGCGAGCGCCGGTGCAGCGTTGCGAGCGGTCATGGCGTTGGGAAATCCACTGGCACTTCGTGGTTGATGTTGTGGTTCTTGCTGACCAGGTTTCCGGTGAAGGTTGTCGTAACGGCGCCGACATCCAGCCAGCTGTTTGATGCGCTGTTTGCGGAATTAAAAAGATGGGTTCGGGAGATGCCGGAGCCGTTGCAGAAGCTTTTAAATGTTAAGTCGGATCGTGTCGAGTTGATAGCGGCGCCTAGCGAGGCTTTTATTGCGGCGAAGACCAGTCGGAAGGAGAGCCCAGAGAGTTTGCAGGGCGTACACTCAGATCATGTTTTGCTTTGTGCCGATGAGGCGTCTGGTATTCCAGAGGAAGTCTTTTCGGCATCCGCTGGATCGATGTCGGGCGAGCATGCTCACACGATCTTGTTGGGCAATCCTACGCGCGGCTCTGGGTTTTTCTATGACACGCATCACCGGCTGAGCCGCAACTGGTGGACTAGGACGGTCAGCTGCCTGGATAGCCCTAGGGTGTCGGCTGAATATGTTGAGGAGATGCGCGAGCGATATGGCGAGGGCACGAATGCCTGGCGCACGCGTGTAACTGGCGAGTTTCCGGTCCATGATGACGATACGGTGATACCGCTGCACTTGGTTGAGAGCGCGATGCATCGTGACATCGAGGCGGCTGACGGCGTGACGGCGGTTTGGTCGTTGGATGTTGCGCGTATGGGCGACGATGCGAGCGTGCTGTGCAAGCGTGTCGGTCGTGTCGTGACTGACATGCGCGTCTGGCGCAAATTGGATTTGATGCAGCTGTCTGGATCGGTGATGGCTGAATATGAGGCGTTGCCGCCAAGTGAGCAGCCAGGGCAGATATTTGTGGATAGTTCGGGATTGGGCGCTGGAGTGGCTGACAGGCTCACTGAGTTGGGTTTACCGGTCCAGGGGATCAATGTGTCCGAAAGCCCCTCTATGGGCACTCAGTACCTCAATTTGAGGGCAGAATTATGGTTTCGTTTGAAGGCGTGGCTAGAGGCGCGTGATTGCCGCCTTCCGCGCGATGAAAATCTTTTAAGCGAACTTTCTGCCCCCAAGTATAGTTTTACCTCATCTGGTAAGATAAAAATCGAAAGTAAGAGCGACATGAAGTCACGCGGGATGAAGTCACCCGACATGGCTGACGCGCTTTGTTTAAGCCTCTCTGGGGATGCGGCGATTGCGCTGCACGGGTCATCTGGGGCGTCGAGATGGAATAAGCCTATACGGCGAAATCTGCGAGGTGTCGCATGAATTACGGTAAGAAACCAAAGCCCAAGAAGAAGCCCAAGGGCAAAAAATCAGGCATGTTCAAGTAGTGTCTCTTTGGAAGAACATTGACAACAAGCGCAAGCGCATAAAGGCCGGATCTGGCGAGCGGATGCGCAAGGCTGGATCACCTGGCGCGCCGACTGCCAAGGCTTTTAAGGCGGCTGCTAAGACGGCCAAGAAAAAAGCCAAGAAGAAATGATCTTCGGTGCGCTCTTTTTGCTGTGTTCGCAAACTGAGTGCATGACGGTTGGCAGTCCGGCTTTTGGGTCTAGGGCGCAGTGCGAGGAAGCGGTGCAGAGATTTGGGTTGCAAGCGGTTTCGAGAAAAAACCCAGGCTATGCGATTGTTGATTATCGGTGTGTGAGTTTTTTAGATGAGCAAGCGTAAGAGTGGACCAAGCCTGTCGGTCGGGCGCGGTGAGAAGCTTTCGGTCAAGCGCGGTGGTGGTCTGACTGCCAAGGGGCGCGCGAAATATAACAAGGCTACGGGGTCAAATCTAAAGGCACCGGCGCCTAAGCCTAAGACCAAGAAGGACGCCGCCAGGAAGAAATCATTTTGCGCGCGGTCGGCTGGTTGGACGGGTGAGCGCGGCAAGGCTGCAAGAAAAAGATGGAAGTGCTAGATGGCTGAGAAAAAGAAAGAATATACATCGTTTTCGGATATGTTTGATGGCGGTGGTGCTGGTCAGTCTGGCCCAGAATTTGAGGGCGGCGGGATCATTAGCGCGATCGGCAATAGCCTGGGTGGTCCTAAAATCTTTGGTAGTGCGTTTGCCAGCGGTGATGACGCGCCTGGCGGTGGCACGCGGATCAAGCACGAGCAGCCGGTTGGAATGTTTACCGATGCGTTTGACGGCGGTGGTTTTGGATATTCTGGCGATTATTTCGAGGGTGGTCCTTACTCGATGATAGCTAATATTTTGGGCATTAGCCCGATGGGGTCAGAGAACCTTGCTCAGACTGGTGCGCAAAATCCGCAAATCTTTACGCCCCAGGCGCGACCGGAGCCGCCATTTGCAACTGCTAGCAATCCTGGCGAAACGGGTGATCCGCAAGCGGCAATAAATAACCCCTCTGTGTATGAAAATATGCCGGCGCCAAATAATACCGGCATCCCGACCTTTTCTGAGTTTACTGAAGGACCAGGCGTAAAGTTTTTAAACGCCAGAACACAAATGCAG